TCAACGCTGGCTTTAACCAGCGATATACCCGCCAAGGCGGTTGAAATTGGTTCCATTGGTAAGCTGCCCTTCTTTTAAAGGCTGACACCGCCACTGCACCGGCATCAAATTTGCAACACTCCCAACGTCCTGCGCCATCTGAAATGCGCGTTTGCGGCAAGCTTCCCGCGTTTCACTATAGATAATCGAATGAAATTCTGTGCAATCAGTCGGTGCGCCGATAACGCAGGCCAAAACGATTGCTTTAAACATCATCTTTGCGACCGGTCAAAAACTTAACGGTCTCAGTTTCCCAAATGCGGATTAGCACCCAAATGCCGGTAAACAAAGCAACAATATCGGGCATCATACCAACCCACGCAGCAAATGTGCCTGTGCCAGCAACAACGTCAATGATCACTTTGTTTTCTTCGTTCATCAGTCGTTACCACTCTCCGCCGTTAAATGCACCGCGTATGCATCCTTAATCGCTTGTGTATGCACAGCCGCACAGATAGCTTGCACCTCTGCGCTTTCACCTGTGACAATATCGTTGGGTGCTACAACGTGACGTGCAAAGCTGCGGCTAATCTCAACGCCATCACGCTTGATGACTGTTGCGGTGCGTACTTGAACGTGCTTGTATTCGCCTATAACTTCAATTTTGTCTTGGATTGTTTCTTCTGTTAGTGCCATTTTTATCTCCTATGTCCGCCTCAAGAATCCACTTGAGGTAAAAAACCCAATTAACTATCTGTTATGTATACAAGCGAAAATGCTGCGACGTCAGATGAAGTGCCATTGAAATCACTTACTGTTATAGATTGGTCTGTTAAGCCATCACCAAAAATTAACATTCGACATCTGCTTTCGCCTTCCCCCACATCTGCAACAGCTTGCGTTCTGCCACCCCCAAAAGTTACAGTGTCAAGTCGGACTGCACCCGAACCACGACCCTTTGTGGCTGATGCAGTAAAAGGTAAAGTAAAGTAAGCAACAGTACCAGTCAGCCCAGCGGTGCTAATGTTTAGAAGAGAAAATGTGACGCTTACTAACTGACCAATTTTTGTATAATAACCAGTATTGGTGGTTGAAGAAGCATTACCGCCAGAACTAGCGTCAAACATCTGTGCGGTAAAAGTACCTTCTTCATAATCATCCAGATAATTCGCTGAACCTGTGCCGCCTACGTAGATTCCGCCCGATAAAGTTATGTCATTGCTGCTATCAATCGTAATAGCTGTGGCCGTGGAATTATCAACAATACCGCTTATTACCCCAGCAGCCGAAGGGGTTGCAACGTCTGTCGTTTGATTAACGTCAAATAGATCAATCCAAGCGTCATTGTCTGAATTGCGCTGTTTCAGCTTGTTTGTGCTGGTATCATACCAAAGCTGATAGGCATAGGTCGTGCTTGGCGCAGATGCGCCGCTGTTTTGTGAAACAATCGCCCCAAACGCATTGTTTAAGTCTGTGCGCGTGGCCGGAAAAGTCTGGTTTTCAATTACATAATCGTGCTGTGACATTTAAAACCCCGTTGCAACATAATCAAACAATCTATCCACCGCCACGTTGCTGCTATTGAAAAACGTAATCGTGAAACCCGTTGCCGATTTGCTAGTTATACCATAATAATCGCCAGATTGCATATCCCCAACAGAAATCGAAACCGCACGCAGCACCTTAAAGGCATTTGTGAACGTGATCGCTTTTGCGCCAGCACCGCTTTGGATGTCATTGTCGCTTTCTGTGCGAGTCGGCAGTTTGATCTGCGCTGTTAATTCTGAAATCGCTGGTGTTTCTTGGCTGTCAAGGCTTGTCAATATAGCCCTAAACCGGAAAGCCCTTGCTGTATAACTGCCAACCACGAATTGACGGTATGCCGTCCACGTTGGCGAACCAGCCGGATCATCTTGCGTGGTGCTGACATACAATTCAACATCAGCGGCGGCTGTGGCTGGTGTTCCGGTGTGCTGCGAAAACTGCGTAAATTTGAGCGTTGCGGATGCTTGCGCCGTGAAAACATCAGTCAGATCAATATAATTTGCAAAATCATATGTTCCGCTAGACGCAATATTTGACACACCGCCACCAAATAAGCCGGTTGCATCGTCAAAATTGCCAGCCACGCTATCGAATAGATTGGTTGTATCTAGTCGCAGCGTATCATCAACCACAACGCAAGTTGTCTTGCTGCCAGTGAATGCCGTGTGTTCTGTTAAAGTGTCAGACACATTCAAATCAATTTGATCTACCAGTGCAACGCTTGACGCTTCATTTGCTGAATAGAAACCAAATTTATCAACCGCCTTGATTAAATATGTGCCGGTTTGCGCGGGAACCGTTATTGATGTTGCTGGACGCGATACCTTTTTTGCAACAGTTCTAGCGTTGTCAAATGTCGCGCCAGTGGTCAATGGCGAATGCCGGATCACATAATGCGATAAATCACCATCTGGCACCGCAGTCCAAGTCAAATCGGCTTGCTGGCCGTTGATATTGACGCTTAGTGCTGTGATATCGCTTGGCGCAACGCTTGTGCCGGAAATGGTGTGCTGGGCGGTTGCGTATTCCGATGTGACGTTCAGATTGTTTCTAATCCTTGCGCGAATGTCATATGTGCCGCCATTTTTGACATTGACTAAAGTGAAACGCGTGCCAGATGACCGGCCAAGCGTCTTATATGTGCTTTCAGTTGACAGCTTTGCTTCGACCTCAAAATCACGCGCATATACTGACGTTGATGAAACATCCACGACCAAAACCGAAATGGCTTGCTGATTAAATATCTCCAGATCATCAGATGCCGTGATTGTTGGAACCGGCAAATCAAACGGGTTTGGCAGATCGGTGTCATCATCTTCAAAGTCTTGTTCTTCAGCATTCCAATCGTAAACCGCACTGTTTGTTTCAATCAAAGCGCAATCAACAAATGCTTCTTTATCGTTGAAAGCCAACTTCCAGCTTCCGACTTCAAAAACCTTTTGCGTCCAACCTAGCCGCGCATTTGTAATCATCACAGTGTCGCCTACGTTAAACTGAAACGCTGACATTTTGAAACGTGCGTTGACTGCAATCTCTTGCCGACTTCTAAATAAATATTGCTTTGCAATCCTCTGCGCCATTCTGCGGTCGCTTGTGAAGGGCAAGTTCAAGTTTAATATGCGTTCTTCGTTCAAATCATCAGACTTAAACGTGGCATTTGTGATTGGTGGATAGTCAGTTAATTCATACTGCGTGCGCGGGCTGATATATTGCCCTTTGACAGTGTTGAAGCTTTCGCGGCCACTGTTTGCAGTCGTGATCGTCAAGCCGCCAGCAAGGTCATCTTCGTCAAGCGTAACGGTTGGCGTGACATATGCGCCAGCTTTGATTTCCCATTTACCGTTTGAATAGTATAATGCGCCGCCCAAGCTTGTTAGCATTTTACGCAAGTTTGATCGTGGCGAATCCGCAGTGTCAATCACGCCATCAAACAAATATCTTTTTTGCGTGCCACCGCCATCTATTGCAACATTTTCGTCGCAAATGTTGGCCGCTGCAATGAAGCTGGTGTCGTCAATTTCTGACGCAGATGCGCCAAGACCATATGTTGCGTCAGTCAAATAATCGCGAATAACCAGTGCTGGATTTTGTGAATATGCAGTCGATGTTGTGCGCGGGTCATAAACCCTTCGACCCTGAACAATAGCTGATACGTTTGGAATGCCGCCATCCCCAAACGCTTTTTCATCAAACTGCAATCGCACATAAATATATGCTTGATCAGTCAGCTTGTGATTGCTTGTCCATTTTGTGCTGCTTATTAACAAAGATGGCTGATTTGATCCAGTTCCCTCTGTCACAGTGAAAACTTTTGCGTGACCGTTGTATCTACTAGGGCTGGTGACATTGTTGCTGCTTATCGTCAAAGCGCGATCATCAAAATATATTGTGGTAAATTCTTGCAGACGGTGCGGTGCCATTGCAATGACCATATGCAAATATTCGTCACCGCCAGACGTATCCATAAACACGATGTTTCCACCAATGCGCGGTGCGCCATAAACAAGCTTGCGCGTGGCGTTTGTTAACCTTGTCGTGACGTTACGCCCCTGCATCTCATTAGAGCCGGAAGGATCGCCGCCGTCTGGCGCATCACCGGCAAGGGCTGCTTGTGCGCCATATAGTGCTAAATTTGTAAGGAATGTCGTGCCAATCAAAGTCGCTGTGATTGCTGTGCCGGTAACATACGCAACGCCAGTGCTGATCGCTGTGCTGACAATAGCTGGAACAATCGCCGCTGCCATATTACACCTTCCACGCTTGTTTTGCCGCGCTTAACGGCAGAAAAACCAAACCATCTTGACCCATTGCGGCAACCTTATCACCGATCACCAATGATAACGCATCACCGGTTGGCGTGTCTATTAGTGCAACATCACCGCGCTGCGCTTTATATGGCTCTATTTCGGCTAATCTAGCCCCGACACTGGCGGCAAGATCACCCGCGCCTATCTTTAGCAACGCTTTCGCAGAACCCGCTGCGGAGCGATATTTGCCAATGAAATCATCAAAGCGTGATGATCCGCATATAGCTTTTTCCGCATATAAACAAAACAAGGCACAATCTGCCTTGCCCCATTCAAACTTTTTATGCCGCCATTCTTCGATGTGATCGTTCAAGCGTGTCGGCCAATCCACTAGCCGCCCCATTTGATCACCTTTGATTGCTGGCTGTTGATAAAATTAAAGCCTTTGTCGGTGCTGTCGATCAGTCGTTGATCTTGTGATGTGTAACGCCGAACCCTTGCACGCTCCAAATCAATCAATCTGTTTTCGGCTGTCAGCGCAATATTGCACGTTTCGCCGCTTTCTTGAATTGTCATAACATCCATCCGACCACTGAACACTTGATAGCTGTCTACAGTGCCAGCATCAATTGTGCCGATATAAATATTGACCAGCCGATATCTGTAGTTTTCAGTCAATGCCACCGACAGAATGTCAGATGAAATGCCTTGCAGTGACATTTTCACGCCTTTCGCGGCGATTTCTGTACTTTCTTCAATTGCTGATATGTTGATAAGCGTTCCGGCTCCGGTGTATGTGTCGCCATCAACCGTCAGGTCGCCGTAACCGTTCCACAAACGCAATGCGCCGCTGTCAAATTCCAATTCAACAGCAACAAAAGCGGTGAAGCTGGAATCATTAAAGCCGGATGGTGAACCAGTGCGCGTCATAGTGCTTCGACCGCAGCAAAGTTTATCGCATAAAAGCCAGCGTTGTTGATTGTCCAGACGGTTTCATTTTCAGTCAGCCGGAAAACACCCTTTGCATTACTGACCACAACAGTCGCACCATCTGCCGGTGATGACCGCAAATCCGGCCACAAGTTCAACGTGGCTTCGCCGCTGCCGTTACTGTTTACATCTTCAAGCACTTTATAAAGCCTCGCCGTTGCACCAGTGCCTAGTTGGATATAATCGCCAGCCTTCAAATAGCCTGTTGCCGATGCTGGCAAACCATCAATCGCTAATTCATTGCCAGTTTGACTTGCGCCATTTACAACCGGCGTGCCAGCCGCCGATGCCGCTGATCCGCGTGGCGTTGCGCCATTTGGATCGCCTAGCAGAAAAGTGCCAAACTTGCCACGCAACCGCAGCAAAAAACTGTTCCAATATTCGCTATCTTCGCGCTTTACCGGCGGGATCGTGATCGTTGCCGACCAGCGTGCGCCAGCGTGCCGGACGACTTGCTGTGAAAACGTGAACGGGCTTTCGGTAATTGCCACAACATCTGTTGCCGTAATCTCGACCCGCGCAATCCCTGTTTGCGTTGGAAATGCCAATGGATAGGTTTCAGCCATAACTATGCCCCAAAGCTGGACGCGAATGAGCCACCGCGATGGCGTGCGTCAATGACAGCCGCTTTTGCGGCCTCTTGTATTTGCGGCAACATTCCGACCACTTCAGCGCGTACTGTTTGCGATACGCCAGCCGACAGATTGATGGTCTGGTGAACAGTAACCCCGCCGCCAATCTTGTCATTTGGGATAACCCTTCCGGCACTATCCGGCACAAATAATTCCGCGCCTTTTTCGCCAACTATTGCTGGCTTGCCTTTGGTCGGGCGACCACCATTTGCAAAACCGAACAAGCCGCCAATAAAGCCGCCTATACCACCACCGCCAGCCATACCCGCTGCCAGTGGTGCGGTGATGCTTTGTTGGATTTGGATGCGAACAAGGTCTGAAATGATTGACTTAGCCATTGACTTGAACGCATCTTTTGCGCTGGCTGTTCCCATAGTCACATCAACAAGTGCATCTTCAAGCGACTTGATCCCGCGCACCGCTGCGTTGCCCATACCCTCACCGACTTTTTCTGCGGCATCTTTCAATTCTTGCAATGCTTCAGCATATGTTTTGGCTTTTTCAATTCCATTTTCGGTTTCTTTATTGAAAACACTGGTTGCGGATGACGTTGCATTTACTGCATCGCGCAAATCTTGGAAAAAGCCGCGATTTAATATGACTAATTTGCCAACGTCTTTTAAGTCAATTAAGGTTTCGTTAAGAGTAATTCCACCCATCGCACGCGCTGCGGCAATCATAAAGTTGACGACAGTTCTGGTTCTGTCTGCAAAGCCCTGTAAGCCTTCAGCAATATCTTCAACGAAATCAATGACGTTGATTGCTAATGTCCTTGCAAAATCTTCAATTTTGCCCATACCATTTTCGCCCTTAATGGCATCGACTAATTTGTTTCTGATCAAATCAACAATCAATCGGAAAGCCGGTGCTAATCCAGCAACAATCTGATCACGCACGCCGCCCAGCATTACGCCTAGCTTCATCATCGCGTCATTTGTTTCCTCAACGCCTTTGACCGCGCCAGATGACAATATAAAGCCAAGCCCTTCGGCCTCTTGGAACATCTGTTGCAGGGCTGCGCTGCCGCCTTCTAGCGTGTTTACAAACGCCACGCCTTCACTGTCGAACAACTTAAACGCCAAACGCACTTTATCGCCGCTGCTTTGCACGTTATCAAACGCATCAGCCAGCTTTAGCATTTGCTTATCAAGTGGCTGTTTAGCTAGTTCTTTGGCGTTCAAACCAAGTTCTTTCAGCGCATCTTTAGCTTCGCCGGTATTGTTAGCCGCCTCAGACAAACGCCGCGTAAAGCGTTGTACTGCCATATCGACTGTGCGCGTTTCCACGCCAGCTATATTGGCCGCAAATCTCAGCTTTTGCAGTGCTTGACTGGTTACGCCTAACTTTTGCGCGGTCTTGCCTAGCGTGTCGATGCTTTGCAGTGATGATTTGACTAGCAAGCCAATACCAGCCGCACCAGCAACGGCAGTCAGACCGACCTTGAAGTTGAACAGTGCTTTGCGAACAAGCCCTAGTGATTGGTTTAACTTGCGGAACGTGCCGCGAGTTAGGTCTTTCGCGGTGATGGTAAAATTAAGATTTTGATTTGCCATCTTCGATCACCTTGAAATATGCGAACCATTCATTCAGTTCTGTCAGCGTCAATTCTTCAATTTCGGCTTGTGTCTTGTGAAGGCGATCCGCTAAGGCCAGCATATTCAGCCTCAACGGGTCGCCCTTTAGTTTTTTTCCGCATCCCCAACGCTTTCAACATCGCCAAACATCTGCCCAGCAATATCAGCAATCAAGGCCACGCTATCACCCATCAGAAACATTTTATCTTCAAGGGTGAATAACCGTTTGCCATCGGCATCTTCAGCTTTGGTAATAATCAGATCAACCATTCCGCTGATCGTCATATTGTTTAGAAAGTCTTTGTGCTTTCTTTGCAGCTTATCAATGTCGCCAGCGGTAATAGAGCCAGAATAAATAACCAAAGGTTGCCCATCTTCGCCCCACTCA